GGCAGAGAAATATACTCATTGCCCTGCGTCAACGTCGCAATAGAACGCTTCTCCTGACCGCGTGACTCCAGCTCGCGGCTCATGCGCCCCTCAGCCAGCGCAATAAAGTCAGGGATTTGCGCGGTCAGGTCAGACCGCGCCAGAAAATTGGCTATGGATGTCTGCAAATCTGTGTAGGTCGCAATTGCCATTATACGTTACCGCCGCCTGTCCTGAAGTCTCGGTTCTCGCTATTATTCAGCCAAGCCTTCCAGCCTTTTGGATTTTCGGCTGGCGTGCCTAGTGTCTCTAGCAGGTGATTATACACGACATTTGGTATTTCCGCTACATGCGACATATGGCGCTGGGTATTGCCAATCATGCTGCCCTTTGAATAGTCGTTATTCATCTGCCGGTTTAATTTAATCAATGTGTCAAAGCGCTGGGTCGTCTCAATGATGTCTGTGCCATCAGAGCGCTGATCCATAACCACTTCTTTGGCGGTGTGAGGATCGGTGTATAAAACTCGTTTCATGTTTTCCCCTTGTGAAAGAGAGGGGGCAGTCGCCCGCCCCCTCCGATTTATTATGATCCGTTAAGATCATAGACAACTGCGTGTGCCTTAGGCGCGGTAGGCTTGAGCGCCCACTCCGACACCAGGTGGCTAGTCTTTGCATCGCCGTCCTGACTCAACTCCTGCTCAAGGAAGTTACGTCCGTTGAGTGTGCAGAGAGACACAAAGTCTGGGTCAATCAAGAACACACGGTCGTTACCCAACAAGCGTGATGGAACAGCCTCAACAGTGCCGAAATCTGTCAGGAACACTGATGTTGAACCGACGTATGTGACTTCCTTGGCGGCAGTCATGTTGACGTCGTTTGACACCAGATTGCCTGAGGCAGACAGGTCTGAGAAGTTCGCACGGTTGGTCGCTGACGCGATCATCAGGCGAGGGTTTCCGCCGTCTTCCCAGGCATCCTGCATCCCATCTTCGATGAGTGCAAGTGTCAGCGCCCGGGCCGTTCCTGACGTGATTGTTGTTGTGCCGTCGGCACCAACAGCAAACGCACCAGTTGCGCCAACTGAACCGTTTGACATCCAGCAGGTCAGTGAAGCTGACTTGCGTGGGTCTGAACCGTCGCGTGCAACGTCTGTGTCACCGATTGCTTTTTCGATGTCCCGGCGCAATTCCAGGGCCTTCAAGACCTTCTGGTAATTGTGTTCGCGCTCACGCCCGGCGGAATCGACTGCATCCAAAGTCCCGGATGTAGCAAACACCTTTTTTGAGATTTGGTGGTAGTTACCAATCCGTGCAGTTGGTGTCGCCGCAGCAGTTGCTGTGGTTGCACCTTCGTTGTGGTAGTTAGTAGTTGACGCGGCGGTCAGCTCCTGAACTTGCCATTCGACGAAAATGCCGTTTGAGGTTTCTTTTTTCACATTGGAAAAAATTGGTGTTTCTGCCGGATCAATCCGGTAGATGATGTCAGCGAGTTGCTCTTTCTCACCAACAGCGTTTTGGGTTGTAAAAACAGCCATTGTTTTGTTCCTTCGGGTTACTTACCCATCAAAAATTGTACAGCAGCGTCAACGGTGCCAGCCTTTTCAAACTGTTCACGCGCCTTCCGCCTCGAACGATTAGCAACTTCGCGCTTGGTTGCCGGTTGCCCTGCCTTGGCCATCTTCGGTGCTTGGCGAGTGCGCTTTTTGGTTGTAGGTTTCTTTTCCATTAGATTGTCCCACTTCCACGCTTTGTACAAAAGCTCAATCGCGCGGGCATCGCTCGCGGATGAGATTTCTTCCTCGCTAAACCCGACACGCTTCTGGGCGTACTTAATGACTTCTTTACGCTCAAATTCGCGCGTCTCGTCATTACGCCACTCAGGTATGCGCTCAAGCATTTCGACACGTTGGTTAGTGAGGTGCTGTTTTAGTTGCGCCTCATGCTCCTGTGCCTGCTGTTGGGCAATCTTCTGACGCTCTGCCGCCACTTGCTGGATTTGCTTTTGGTGCTTATCCCACTCTGTCTTGGCAAAGAAAATGTCGTCAGTAGACCAGCCCTGATCTTTATAGGCCGACCAGTCAGGTTCCTCAGTGAGGCTGAGGTTTGTCTGCTGGAGTTGGGCTTGCAGTAACTCAAGTTGCTGCGCGTAAGCGTCTCGGAGCTGTTTTGTTTCGGCTGCCTCAGCAGCAAATGCCTTGCGTTGCTCGGCCAGTTCCATTGATCGCTTAGTAAATGCCTCCTGACGTTGATAACCCTTGAGGGCTTCTTCGAGGTTAACTTCCACTTCCTTGCCGTCCACCTTTACGGTGTACAGCTTCTCAGCGGGTTCCTCGTCGTAGTCCTCGTCGTCATCATCGTCGTCGTAGGCATCTTCGCCGTCATCAGCCTCATCGTCATAGTCGTCATCCTCGGGGGCGTCCTGCGCCTGATCTTCGGATGGAACTTGCGCCTCGGCTTCGGGCTGTTGAGGCTGATCTTCAGCCTCGTTTCGCTCATCTGTAACGGTGTCCTCAGTGGGAGTGTTCAGAAGGCTAATTGCGTCGGTCATTGAAATGTTGTCGGTTCCGTTTGGAGTATCGACCATAATTTTTCTACCTTATCTCTTGTTAAAAGTGGAACGCCTCTTGACTTCGTCAATTTGCGATTGAGCCATCTTACCATCCGATATCACCGTTTGAAAATACCCCTTTAGGGCTTCAAGGTTCTGGCTCAATTGGTAAATTCGCTCACGGTCTTCGGCTTCACCTATGCCGCTTGACTTCCACGCTTGTATAAATTGACGCTCTAAATAATCAAACGCCTCAGTTAATAATTCATTCCTGAGCAGTGCCTCAGCCTTCTCAGCCCTTAGCACCGCATCCCTCGCCTTGCCTTCGTTCATGTTTTCCCTAACTTAGTAACGTGTAGCCTGTGGTCGGATATGGCTGGTCAAAATATTCTGGGCGGTATGCGCCTCGGCGCCTAAACGCAAGGTTGGCATCCGTAAACTCTGACGGTGTTCCAAAGCCAGCGCCGTATTGCTGCTGAAACTCAGGAAGGCCAGTTGGTGCCACGTCTAGCAACCCCATACGCGCGTATGCGCCAGATTCAGGCGCGAAGCCGTCGGGCTGACCACCAGAGGCAAAGCCTGTGTCTAGGCGGCAAGCCTGCATGTCCTCGTCAAACATATAGCCTGCATCGCATTGGCCGGTTGCTGGGTTTACTGGCGCGATTTGTGGGCGGCCATCGTATCCGTCACCGCCTTCGGTGGGGTCAGTAACGCCTGTGTTTCCTTCAGGGCCATAGCCTGTGAGAACGCCTCGGTCAAATAAATCCTTTGATGTTTGAGGTGGCCCTGAAATCATATTGTTGATGCCAGACAAAAAACCACCAAGTAAGCCAACCGGATTAGAAACATAGCCAGTAACTTTTCCATTTTTATCAACGTGATACCCAATAGGCGGGGCAATATTCATCATTGCCTTCATATACCCCGGCACTTGAGCGTATTGTGACCTGTTTAGTCCTGCCATATTGTACGCAGTAACCTCTGGGGTAACATAAGACACCTCTGTTGGGTTTGGCCCAAAGGGGCTACCAGCATAAGCACCAAAACCAGCGCCAGTGCTTCCCTGATAGCCACCAAGGTCAGAGCCTGGGGTTCCCATCACATCATCAGCCGTTCCCGCCTGATTGTCAGGGCCAGTGCTATATCCCGCCTCTGTACTGCCAGCCCCTGCTGTTGCTGGGTCATCTGTTTCTGCGTCTGATGTATCAGTGTCACCAGCGTGGCCACCGCCGCCGCCGATGCTCCCCATATCACCCTGCAAGGAAAGCAAACCAGCAGGCCCACGGTTTGGCTTTCCATTTAATGAGCCATATAAGTCAGCCTCAATAAGCATTTTCTGTTCAGCGGGTGTAATGTAGGCAAGCTCGGCAACAACGTGATCTGGTGAAGACAGCCACTGTTTAGGCACGGTTACGGTTTCCACTTTGCCAAGGAAGTTAGGGCCGCCACCCTGATTAACTGGCTTTATTTTTTTCCTTAAACGGATATCCTTGCCAGAAACAGCAGACTGCCCATACTTTTTAATTTTAGCCATCTCTATGCCCTCGGTAAATTGGTTGATATTTCGGCGTCGGTGACTGCCTTGGCGACACGCAGCTCTGCCTCAGCTTGCAGCTCCTGCTGACGCATCTGCAATTCCATCTGCATCTTCTCGCGCTCCATCTGAAGCTCGGCCTGCATCTTCTCGCGCTTCAGCGCAATGTCGGCCTCAGCCTTTTGCTGCGCGATCTGTATGTCGGCCTGCGCCTTCTGCTGCTCTAGCTGTAACACCTGCTGCATTTGCTGCTGCTCAGGTGTAGGCTGTTGAGGCTGATTGGCTGCCTGCTGTTGCTTGGCCGCCATAAACTGCGTGACCTGCTCAGGCGAGTTAAAGAACAGGCTGCTATCCTTGAAGCCGCCAACCTCAGTGATTGAGCGCAGGGTGTTAACATATTGCTGCGCCGTCACAAGTGGGTTGTCCTGACCTAGCTGCATCAGGATTTGCTCTTGCTTTGATGCGATCTGCGTCAGGAAGGCGATCTTTGTCTCGTCGTCAGTCGTGCCTAAGCCAACCTGCACAACGGTATCAAACTGGCTAGACCACTCGGCTGGGTTGATCGGCACAAACTGATTGCGAAGGCGCACGATCCTTTCCTTGCTGTCGTGCTTTAGCACCAAATGCAGGATGCCCTTAAACAGCGCCTTGACGCCTGTCTCAGCCATTGTGCGCGCATAAGATTCCAGCTTAACCTGAGCGCCGCGCACGGTCGCTGAGACTGCGCTGGCGGTGCTTGACTGTAGGCTGTTAGCGTCAAGCCCCTGAGATGCACGGCTCATGCCTGTGCGCTGCTCTTTTACCGTGTCGAGATAATCCATCAGCGGGCGGATTTCTCCGCCTACGGATGCGCCGGTTAGGGCTTGGATCATACCCGGCTGCCGTGTACGGATTACACCGCCGGGTGAGCCATCGAGCAGGTCATCCAGATTCACCTGACCCTCAACCGCCGCAATGCGTGGCAGGGTAGATGAGTAGACGCTGTCGAGATACTGGCGCATCAGCGTTGACTTAATGACCTGCAAGTCCTCAGTCATGTCAAAGATGCTGCGGCCAATCAGGCGGTGCGGCATCATAATAGGCGACACACACGCGAATGGGATGTGGTCAAACGGCTCATTGTGCAAGATGTGCTTGCCCTCAGCGCCAATCGCGCAGACGCGCCGACGCTCGGCAATGCCGTCGCCGTCGTAGTCCATTTTGATAATACACTCATAGTAAGGCACAGACCGCAGTGTCGGGTCTGCCGCATC